GACCCGTAATGAACGTAGGGTAAAAGATACGGGACTGAATAATTTTTTTAATATCGTTAAAGTTACCAAACTTGACGAAGGTATCATCTTTATCAGGAATCAAATTTTGTTCAGTAGCAGGAAGGACGGCAGGGGCACTGAAGGAACGTTCAATCTCATCCACACGCTCCTGAGTCACTTCCAGATTCCAACGACCACGAGCAGTCTTAAAGTTTTCAAGGCGGCGAGTCACAGTCTGATAATTCAGACCACGAGAGGCACAGAAACCTTTCAAGTCACCAGAAGTAATTTCAGAACCATACAGTTCTTGGATAGACTCAATCAGTTGGGCGTCGTTCACAGCAGACTTGCGAGGCATAATGTAGTTAGGTGTGTTTGTTAACTGAAGTTATTATAGCAATAAAAAAGGGGCAACCAAGTGCCCCCTGTGACAGTTTCAGAACTGGACCTGTTGATTCTTGAGTTTCTCAAGATATTCTTTACTACCAATATGACCTTTATAACCAGGATAATATTTTTCAACCATAGAACTAATTCCCATAGCGGTAATAGCACTGTCACATTTCACCCAAACTTCTTTGGTATCATATTTAACAACGTGTTCAAGTGGAAATTTAGATTTCATCTTAATTATTTTTGTTTTATCACAATGTAGTCTTCTTTTTAGAAGATTTGGAAGTTGGAGCAGGTCTTTCAAATTTTGTACCGTCCTGAACTAATCCGTCACCATCACGATCGGATGCATTTTCATTAAAACCTGGTTCTGGAGCAGGTGCTGGTTCTTGAAATAAGTCTGAAAATCTACTCATTAGATTTAATGGAACTCTTTGAAATATTTATCAGGCAACAAGTTCCACAAACTCCCCAAGAATCTTTTTGTTCATTTTCTTGGACTTGAGACTCTTCACAAAGGCAGATTTGATTTGTGCCTTAGAAGCATCCTCAGAAACTGCAAACTCGGTATCTTGGGAGAGGGCAGTAGCAGAAAGACCAAAATAAGAATGATAACCAGACTTTTTCAGAGTAAATGCTTTTTCTTTTCTCCAAGCACCCATCACCTTATCATACTCTGGACCATAGTATCCACAATAACGGCGAATAAAGTTACCAGCATCACGTCCTTCCAGAACACGAATACCGATAAAGTTAATATCAGCAAACTTGTCCCGCAGATTGCGAAGAAAAACATCAGTCATTTGATGCCATTCACAATCTAAAGAATAAGTGCTTCCAGTCTTACGATCACGCAAAAATGAACCAAACCCAATCGTAGCAACTCCCATAAAAGGACCATCTTCCCAATTACGCTTGACTTCACGGTGATACTTAATACCACACGCTTCACCATCAGTCAAAATCACGCACTGAACTTTTTGAAGTTTGTTTTCTTTCTGAAACTTAGGCAGAATTTGATGAAGAGAAATCAATGCCTCATTCAAAGGAGTGCCTGAAAGAGAAAGACCCAGAGGAATTCCATAACGAGCATAGCAGTTACGCCCAAAAGAATAAGCAAGGCGGAAGATATTCTTCATCTGTTTTTCCAAAGTCTTACCATTTACCTGACTGGTAAGCAGGTTCATCATAGAGAACCATTCACCAACTTGGATCAGACCATCCTTTTTCTCATAAGCAAGTTCACGAAAACTTGCCTTACCATTCTCATCATAAGAAACCAAAGGATAGTCAGTCGTGAAAGCATATACCTCAAACGGAATACCAGTCTTCTTACAGAACCAGACAAGGTTGAAGAGTTGCTTGACCGTATCCAACATCACGTCACACATTGAACCAGACCAGTCCAGAATGAATACCAGACCGTGATTCTTACCATTAGCAAGAGTGGTGACTTTTTTGAAGAGGTCTTCGTTGTATTTGTAAGTGTGAAGTTTGGAGCAGTCTAGAACACCAGTGCGGGCAGTCGTAGCACGGGCATAAGAATCTGCTGCCTTACGACACTCAAACTCTTTCACCAGATAGTTGACTTCTTTCTGAGCAGAACGCTTGAACTCTACAAACTGCTTGTCCACCTCACCAAAAATATCCATATATTCGCACTCACGATCTTCAATAAAAGTATCCCAAGTGTTTTTACAATTTGAATGAATATCAGCATTCGGAACAATCACCTTTTTCAGATCAAGTTTAGGCAGTTCCAGATAGACATTTTCAGGACCACTATTATTAACAAGATCTTTGAGCGCCTCTTCCAGAGACTCCATCGTCTTCACTTCAGGTTCTTCATTCTTCTCACCACCCCGTTCTTGAGTGGTATCACCCATTTCTGGGGTGGTTTCACTAGAAGCAGAACCTTCAGAATCATTAGACTCAGGTTGATCATTCTCACCTTCCTGCTGGTCACTAAAATCAGAAGCAGGTTGATTATCAGCACCACTTTGCTGCGACTCAAGATTATCCAGAGAAATCTTGGTTTCTTCCTGTTGCTTGTGCTTACAATACTTGTAGAGTTCTTCTGCTGCCACGAGCACATCAGCAAAGGTTTCAGTATCGGCAATCAGATTGATAATTTCAGTCTCTTCACCACGCTCAATGGGAATGTCAATATAATTACCAATCTTGAACCACAGATTCGCACGGTCGGCAAGATTATAAGTTTCCAGTTTATCATCACCAATCTGGAAGAAATCATCATCAGCAAGTTCCCGATAACCAGCATAGAAGGTCTTGGCGAGACCAGCATAACGACGCTTCATCAGTTTCTCAATGCGGGCATCCTCAACCACATTCACAAACTGCGGGGGAACTTTTACTTTCTCCAACCAATCTTCATCAGGAGTATAGAGAGCGTGACCGACCTCGTGCCCCACCAGAAGGTCATAGACGGTGTTGCTTGCCTTGTCCCACATCGGCAGAGTCAACACACGGGTATGAACATTAAAGCAGGCAGTCTCCACCTTCTTGTGCTCAACCACAAGGTCTTCGGTGGCAAGAAGTTTAGCAAGTTGGGACTTGATTTCGTGGCGGACGGTCATAGGTTTGATTTCTTATGGAACCATCATACAAAAAAAGAGGGTGGTGAGACCCTCTTATGTGCCAGTTTATAAAGTGGTTCAGACGCCTTTTACACCAGCAGCATTAGGAAATCCATTTGGATAGGGCTTTAGTTTATCCAAAGACTTTCTAGTTTTATTGAGGTCATCTGCCATACCATAAGAACCTCTTCTTTGATCATCAACAACAGCGGCAGCTCTTTGTGTAAGAGCGGACTGTTCAACAATACTCTGCTTCCAACCTTCACTCATATTTGCCATAATAGCAAGAGCTGCCTTATTACTATCAGCATACCCTTCAGCAACTAGGTGCTCAAGAATGCGATCAAAAAGATCGGCACCCTCTTCCATTTCCTCCTCATCACCCTCTTCTTCTTTTTCTTTCTTTTCTTTTTTCTTACCCTTATGCTCCTCCTCTTCCTTTTCTTCACCCTCTTCCATTTCAGGTTCTTCTTTTGCTTCGTAAATGGATGCGTATGCACCAATTATATCTCTAAACTTCTTAGATTCCATTGTTACAAATACTTTTTCAAATATTTATAAAATAAGAAGCGTCCCCGTGTTGGAGACGCTTCTTGAGTGCTTGGCGACGTGCTTTTGCTTGTCGGAGTGCTTGCGGTTTCAGTTTCCGCTTCTGCTCCTTTTTAGAGTGGTGTTGCCAGTTGGGGGTGTTCATTCTCCTCCTTGTGCTTGTGAGGACATCATACGGGAAAAACCTTTGACTTTCTCAAACCTTATGACACTTTCAAATTTGTCATGTAAGTCAGTTTTATGGGAAATCACAAAGATATTAGCATCCTTAATCACATAACGAATAATCTTAAGGAACTCATCGGTGCCAAAACCATCAAGTGAAGAATCAAATACCTCATCCATAATCAGCAGATTGGTATTGACGGAATTTTTGACTCGGGCAACTTCTCTCCAGGTGAAGAGTAGGGCAAGGTCAATTCTCATTTTTTCACCCTCACTGAAGGAACTATAAGAAAAGTCTTCGTGAATGGGTGACTTTACCGTTTCGTTAAACTCTTCATCAAGATGGAAGTTAATATAAAAATCCATCATCTGAAGATAACGATTCACCTGCTGATTTATGAACGGAAGATACTTTTTGATTATCTTCGTTTTAACGCCATCGTCCTTAAGTAAGGAATAGGCAAAATCGTAATAAACGACTTCTTCTTTTTTCTTTGAAAGGTCTTCAAATGTTTTTTGGAGATTGGTTTGAAATTCTTCTAACTTCTCATGCTCAGTATTTCTGTTTGCAAGGTTTTGGGTAATAGTTTGAATTTCAGATTCAAGGTCTCGGATTTGTCTCTGGTTGAGGGAAATCCGAGTATTGTTTTGAGAAATCTCATGGTTGAGTTTCGTAATCTCCTTGGATAGAACTGTGAATTGACGCTCTCTCTCCTGTTCTAACTTTATAGTCTCCTCAAGTTCTTGAAAACCTTTCTGGAGTTCCTTTGCCTTATTTTGAGCGTCTGTAATTCTATTTAACCGGAACTCTTCTTCTATAGTCTGTGTACAAGTAGGGCAGACCGTATTTTCTGTAAAAAACTTATGCTCTTTGGTAATCGCAGATACTTTCTGAGAGATCTTACCCTTAAGATTGTTAAGCTTTACTAACTTATCCCCAGCACCAATAACTTCTTCCTGATCCTTTGTGTATTTAAAGATATCTTCTTCAATCTTGGCATTTTCAGTCATATAAACGCCAACTTCCGCATCTAAATTGGTAATCTTTTCTTTGTTAGCATTAATATTGGCATTACCACGATTCTCAAGTTCCTCAATGAACTCTTGTTGCATTTTCATCTTATCCTTAAGAGTTTCCTTCTTAAGTTCAAGAGATTTGATCTGATCCTTTTTCTCACGAATCTTATCTTTGATAATATTATTCATCGCAGAAAAAATACGAATATCCAAAAGATCCTCAATCACTTCACGACGATGTGAAGTGGCAAGTTGCATAAACGGTACAAAAGTGCTAGATCCCAGAATCACAATCTGAGTAAAAGACTTATAGTTTACCTTAAGGATATTCTCTTCAAGAATTCTTTGATTAGCACGATCATCTGCTTCTTTATGAAGCGGATTACCATTTACCTCAATATCAAAAATATTTGGTTTGATTCCCCGACGAACAAGATAGTCTCTATTGTTCACAGAGAATTCAATTTCCACAAGACAATCCTTTTCGTTAGTCGTATTAACTAACTGCGGTTTGTTGATCTTACGAAAAGGTTTATTAAACAGAACAAAAGTCAGAGCATCCAGAACTGTAGACTTACCTGCTCCGTTTGTTCCGATAATTAAATTTGTATGATTCTTTTCAAAGTCAATTTCTGTGAACTGATTTCCAGATGAAAGAAAGTTCTTGTACTTAATCTTGTGAAATACTAACATTTTTTGGAGGAATAACGATATCGTCAGGAGTGATCACAGCATACTTGTAATTATACATCTTACAAGTCTTTATGGCAAGTTCGTCATCAACTTCTACAACTTCCATTTCGGTTTCTTCTTGATCTTCCAGCATTAAAGCATAGCGAGTCGCATCATCTTCTTCTTCAAACAAAAACAGAACTTTGTGACCATATTGATCCTGAACTGCATATGCTCCGTCGTCTTTTCTGTCTTTGAGTGTAAGAAGAAACATTTACTCTACTTCGCAAGCTTGTCTATAGAGATCTTGGAAAATACCTTTGATAATGTTTTTATCAAACTCAAATTCTGCTTCGTCAATATAACGATTTAGAATTGACATTGTATTTTCCTCTTCATCAATTTCAAAATCTTCACTTTCTTGAATATCAAAGTTTTCAACAATTTTAAGATCTTGAACACCTACAGTGTAAAGTTTGTCAATGAATTTTTCAAAGTCTTTTGGTTTAGTCTTCTTACGAACAATCACCTTAACAATTTTATTTTCATAGTCTGTAGCATCAAACATTTGATACGGAGTATCTTCATAGTAGATGTTATAGAATAATTTATAAGGATTGTTAATTGGGATATGCTCTAGTGTTTCCGTATCAAAAATATGAAACCCACGAGTATCATTTACATCCGTCCAGTACATCTCATAAGGATTACCAAGATAGAAAATACGTCCATTATCAGAACGAGTGTGGTAATGACCAGAAAATACCTTCGTGAACTTTGAAAAAATATTTGAATCCAGTCCATGTTCCTCCATAATCAGATTCCGATTCACACGAAACCCCTGAAGTTCCAAATGACCCATTGCGACTTTTGCCTTGGACTTCTTAATTTGATCTAGAGTCTTTTCTTGATTTTCTTGATTAATCCAAGGTAAGAACATAATCTTAAGACCACCGATCGTTGCTTCAGTTGCCTCACTATAGGTCCTAATATTAGAGTAAGTCTGAAGAAGAAGTCCTGGGGAATTTACGCTATTGGTATTCTTATAGTATGTGTCGTGATTACCAATAATCATATGAACATCATAATCCTTGAGAGAATCAAATACAACACGTTTTGACCACTCCAGACTTTGATAATCAATTGACTTACGACTATCAAAAGCATCACCCATATGAATGACTGCCTCTACCCCCTGTTCTTTTAGAGTAGGGAAGAAGACATTTTTATAAAAGAGTTCAAAATAATCGTGAATATACTTTGATCCCTTTTTACACCCATAGTGTGTGTCTGTAATAATGGCGACCTTCATCGGTTGGTTTTATAGGTGATGTTATCTTTGATCGTATTATAGTCGGAACTGCTACCAGAAAGCAAGCTATCGTCAACCATCATCACCTCATCAAACCCTGTGCGTTCAATGATTTTGGTTTTAATATCCAACTGCTTCTTTTCCTTTTGAATTCTTCTCAAGAATGCGTAGTGAATAATTTGTGTAAAATAGGCAAAAGGATTTTGTGATTTCTCTGGATTGAAATTATGAATATACTGAACACAGTTTTCTATGCCATCAGAAATCATATCATCCCGAAACATATAATTCACAAAATTTGGTTTGTATGACAAATGAGTTGCAATTTTTAGAAAGCATTCACCCAGATAGTTTGTAATGCGTGGTTTAGGTAATCCCTTTTCCTTGGCATCAGCAACTTTGTTCCTGTAGACGATAAGTGCTTCTAATAACTCTTTGTTATTCACATAATGTTCTGATTTCTTCTTTGGCATAGCATTGGTTTAAAGTTCTATAAGTTAAGTTAATTATAGCACATTTTCAGGGCTTGACAACATTTGAAAATATGTGTAGACTACCTTTGTCCCGGTTGAAGATGAGAACTAGCTTTCTTTAATACCTTTAAAGATCCTTTCAAGATTCTTACGAGCATCTTCTACGCTAGCAACGTAACCCATCTTGTTTGATACTTTAACTTGACCACTTGGATTATAAAAATCAATACTATCATCATCTTCATCATTAACGTAAGAGTCATAGACTTGAATGACTTTTTTATCTTTTGTTTCAGTCATAGTAATAACTCTATCAAGTCTAATGATAAAGATATCATCGTCAGATAATTCCATCCAGGGTTTAACCTTGATATAAGATCCTGTTGGAGAATGAATCATTTTCATAATCACTGGGTTTTGAAGAATGATCAAAGGATCTCCATCGTTTTCATCAATTGAAACGAGTGAGAGAATTTCTTCCCCTGATATTAATTTTATAATTGCGTAAAACTCTTCTCCCATTAGTTTTTAAGCGGAATGTTTACAATATCATAATTAAAGTTTTCTTCGTTATAAACTTTGATTCTTTCTATTAGATGGTTAAGCGTATAATTTTTTCTTGACTTATAACTGATATCATCGGCAATGTCATATAGAGTTGCCTTTACTTTGTTTTCGCCTTTTCTGAGTACTCTGCCGATAGATTGGAGATTTCTAATTCTCGACTTCGATGGTGAAGCAAACACAACGTTATGTAAGTTACGTATATTAATACCGGTAGAAAAAGTCCCATAAGATGCTACGATAATTGCGTTATTTTCTTTTTCTGTAATTTCACGAACCTTTTCTCTTTCTTCAGTATCTACGCCGCCATGGACAAAGAAGACATGGCGTTCATCCTGAATGCTACTATTTATGAGTTCGTATAAAGGTTGTCCGTGACCTTCAACTCTAGAAAAAAGAATTAAAGTATTGCCTTTAAGATCAAGAGCCAGGTTTTTTATAAACTTATTGCGTTTCTCGTGATTGATAATATACTGAACCTCATCCTCAAAGGTCTCAAACTTATTCGGTGGGTGTTTCAATAGAAGAATATTAATATCCAGTTTGGCAACGTGACCCTTCTGCATCAGTTCTTCTGTTCTGATGATTTTGTATGAAGGACCAAA